ACCGAGACAAGCTGACCCTGGCTTTCGGTCAGGTCGACCGAAAGACTGTTCGTTGTATCGGGAGAGGAATGCGGCGGCAGATCAGCCGTCAATGCGCCTTGCACCGCCGGCGAGTTCACAGTTCCGGCCAACGCGTAAGAATCGCCGTCTGTGGAAATCCATATTTGGGCGCCGCCCCAACCGGGGCCGCCCGAAAGCGCGACCCAAATTTCCAATGCTCCGGTCAGCAGCGCCGCCGGAGGCTCAAAGATGATCGGCGGATTGACGTCACCCGGAGACGAACTCCAATTCGGAACATAGCCAGCGCCGGTCTGCTTTGGGTAGACCACCGCTGTGGAATAGCCGCCGAAGAAGTCTTCCGCCGTGATCGAAAGCGTGCCTTCCTCGTCTTCTTCTACAGCCGTAATGCGAACCATCAGCGCCGAGGCGCCGAGCCTGGAATCGTTTATCTGCACGAGGTCCATTGGTTCCAGCAGGCAATATTTCCAGCCCAGCTTGAACTGATAGGTTTTGCGGAACAGCTGGGCACGCTGGAGCAGAAGCTGGGCTACAAGAGGACCCACATTGACGGGGTCGCAAATCGCCCGCGCTTTCATCGAGCTGTCTCGGCGCACCCCATAAAGCTCGATCGCCGCCTGGTCGAACGCCTCGACGATTGCGGTATTATAATTGTTGGAACGGTCCAGACATTCCAACTGTATCGAGTTGTTGGCGTCGGCAGGCGTAGACCGCAATATCCGGATGGGATCTTCGCTGAATCCGCCAGTGATCGGCCCCGAACCCGACCGTAATGACGGACCGCCAGGCGCCACTCCTGAACTCCCCCCCACACTCGATGTCTGCACAATAAAGTCATCTTCATCTAGATTGTAGATTGGGGCCGTGTCTGGCGTATAAGCTGCACCATTGCCGATGACGGGCTGATCGCCATAGGGGATGATCTTTAACAGTCCACCCGACCACACGATCGCACTATTGGTGATCTTGACAATGTCTGCGAGGTATTGTTGCGCTTCTTGCTGCGTATCGATGAGAGGCGACAACACCAGACCGAGAGCTTGGCAATATGCCGAATAGAGACTGAGGTCACCGAGACTAGCGGGGGGGAAACCGGCTCCGTAGCGGGGATTGGTGAGGAAATCGGAAACAATCGCAGCCGGATTTGCATCCCATCCATTGGTGCTGCTCCGCGACAACAAGCCTTGCACCTCGAACGAGAAATTTGGAAGGGTGGCTGTGTCCCCCATCGCGAAGTTATTGGCGACAATATTTGCCGTCCCCGAATACCCAAGGGCTTTTAGTGAATGGTGAGTTTCCCAATATGGATCTGCTGCCTGACCGTCACTTCCGAGATGAACTGCAGCCGGCAGCGAGGAGAGCACTCCGATGTTCTTGTCCCACCACACCGTTGCAATCCCGGCTATGGGCCCTTGGCAGAGCCCCATAATCACCGATGCGCTATATTTATATTGTTGCCCGCCCCCCTTCCCTCCCCCACCGCCCTTGCCCGCGCCGCCTTGACGCGTCGAGGGGGTCGCCTTGAAGTCGTCATAGTCGATCAGATTTGGCGAGACGCGGGTGGTGCCATAAACTAGCGGGACAACCCCGCCGTGCTGCGAAGTTTGGAACTGCAGCGCGCCGATCGCCTTCTGCTGCTTTGCGTTCGACGCGCCGCTCAGAATTCCACCCATGGCCGTCGGGATTACGTTGTTGAAAACGGGTCAAAAAAACGTACCTGACGACCGCTCAGCGGTGCCTGGTTCGCATCAGCAAAAATAACGCCGGCGTCGCACCAGGCATGTATCAAACGCGGCCAGGCGATCACGATCGCGCCGTGCGCGAAGCAGCGACCAAACTTGAAGACGGCTACGTCGCCCTCGCGGGGTGGTCTGGCAATCTCGCGGGCGTAGCGCATCAACCCGTGCAGATAGCGTTCGGCGTCGCGGTGCAGGTTCCAGTCGGGAGGATAAAACGGCACGTCAACATGGCCGATCACCCCGGCTGCCTCGTAGACCTCGGCAAGAAGCATCAGGCAATCGGTGCCGCCACCCTTGATCCGGCCCATATGGTGGTAAGGTGTCCGCAGCCAGGTTTCAGCCTCGGCAACCACGCACTGGCGTAGGGTCATACCGCCGTCTCTGGCGTCGGGATATTGGGAAAGCCACCGAAATGGATGGCGTTATCGAAAACATTCGTGCAGCTCGAGAGTGTGCGGTCGCATCCTGGAAGCAGCCGGAATTGGTCGCCCTGCGATACCGGTGAGAGGAACGCCAGCTTCATATAAACCCAGCCGTCACTCATATTTGCAACACTGCGGCTCGATCCGGCATTTGCACCGGTCACGCCAACGAGGCTTCCTTGGATGTAAAGGCTCGGCGGGGATGGGGTGACCGAAGTGGCGATTTGCACCTGAGTGGACCCTGGCCCGGCCGGAAACATCACCTGCATGCTCGACCGGTCGAACTGGCACATCGCATCGCCAAAGGCGTGAGTACAAGATGACTGCCACAGACGCCGCGGCATCTGAATATTCAGCAGCTCAAGATGCGAGCGGCACTTGAGGTCCACACCGGTGCGGGTGCATTCGATATCCGAGATGCGTCCGGCGAAAAGGACGACCGTTCCTGGGCTCGTATCGCCGTAACTCGGCATGAAGGCTCGCTCGATCTGTAGGAGAGCGCCGTCAAGCTGCCCCTGCCATGCTGCTTGCAGAAACGGCACTCCGCAGATCAGGTCGGTCGGCTCGGTATAGATTCTGACCTCGAGCTCGTCGACCTGCGTGCCGACAACAACCTTGGTCTTCGAGCGCTCGAATTTGGGACCCACCGCAAACGCGTACCCGTTGGCGGAGAGCGCCGTCGGCGCCGCCGAGTACCGCAGTACCGATCCCCCTACGAGAGTGATTGTATATAGGTCTGCCATGACGAACTGCTCGGTGCCAGAAAGCAGCGCGATCAGCTCAGGACCAGCCGCCTTCATGAGCGCACCGAAATGAACGTCAGCTTTTTCAGCTGCCACAATCGGAACATGAAATTCTCGAAATCGTATTTGTCTTCCGTGAAGCGACAGCGGAAGTAATAGGTAAAATCGACAGTAATGATCAGGCCGTTACCGGGTGCGGTCTCGAATGTCACCAGGCCTGTTGCCGGATCGACGCTGTAGGTCGTGGGATCTTGCGTAATTCCGTTGACGTAGATCGCGCTCACGAGGTCCGGCGCAGTAATCGGCTCCAAAAAGCCGCCACCGGACAGAGCTGCTCCCATTGCTCGCTGAAGTTGGAAGACCGTGGTGCTCGCATTGCCGGCGCCGATCTCCTGGCCTGCGACTTTCCAGTCGCTTGGGTCCTGAAACAGGAACGTGCCGAAAGCGCCCTGACACAGCATAAAGAACCCGAGCAAGGTTCTCAGCTCGTCGTACCCGGCCGCTGGGTTGTCGCGTAAAAAGTCGTAGACCAGCGCAAACTGCCACAGCGGATAAGGATAGTCGAGCGCGCGCAATTCGCGCCCCGATAAAGCGCGCTGGATACGCGTCTGAAAAGTCGGCAGTTTTGGTGACGTTCCAGGCAAGTCCGGGCAACGCCGGAAAAATCAGAGCCATCACGTCATCCGCAGCATTGAACCGTTGCGCATTGCCTTGTTGAGTGCATTGACCAGAAGGCTGCCGTTGGCGTGAAAAAATCGCCTTACGTCCTGACTGTCGATCGCCGAAACGTTCACTACGATCGGGCTGGCACCGGCCCCCGCTCCGCCAGTGGCAGCGATCATGCTCTGGAGGCCTTGGCTGAGATTAGCCGGCAGGATCATCTCATTCTGGTGTACCAGAGCGAGCTGATCCGACGGGACTACCCAGCCGCCTGCTGCGGAGGCGATCCCGCTGGCCGCGGCCATCACCGTCCCCTCCCCGGCGGCAGCCGGTCCAGCGGCGGCCGGTCCCATCAGTGGCGCCAGGAACGCAAAAATGCCCGAGAACGCCTGAGCCGAATCAGTCGTGATGGTCTTAACCGCATTCGCCGCCTTGATCGCCAGCCCGGCCGCCATTCCCTCGCCTTCGGCCGCGGTACGAGCCGCCGCACCCGCTTCCGTCGCGCTTGTCATCGCGAGCTCACTGGCAATCCAGTTGGTTGCCATCTTGACGCCTAGGTTGACAAATTCAGCGAGGATCGATTGCGCGATGTTTGCCACCGCCTTTTGCAATGTAGTCGTACCCAATATCATACCGGTGATCGAAGTATCGAAAGCGCGCTGGATCGGCTGCATCAGGCTCTGCCAGTTTCTTTGGCTGGTTTGTACTGACTGAACGTCCAATCTCTGCCTGTCGTTCTGAAATTTCTGATAGGCAAGTAGCTCGTCTGCCCACAGCCTTTCATCGGCCGCGGCGTCTTGCTGATTGCCGAGAGCGGAATTGGACTGTATGCCGCCCCGGCCGCCCGCGTCCCCCGGCCCGCTATTGGGGGGCATGCCTGCACCCATCGACCCTGCGAGGCTCGCCGCTTTGCTTTGCAGCGCCCCGATCCCGCTGTCGATCTGATCGGTGGCAGCGGTGAGCTGCGACTGCGCTTCCTGGGCAATGTCACCGAGCCCGGCGAGTTGCGCGCGCATCGCATCGGTTGCCGCTTGAACCGAATTGGCCGCGGCCTCCATACCCGATCGGAGACCGTCTATCTGGGCGCTGATAATGACGCTGGTTTCGATATCGGCCATCGTAGCCTCCGGGTTTACAAACCGCCGGCGTCCCGTTTACGGCAAGCCAAGTCCTCGCGGGCCGTTTCGTCGATGAATGCAGACCGACGACGCAGTTCGGCAAAGTCAAGAGCCACCGGCGTAAGACCGGCATGGACATCCCCGACACTGAACCCCGGACCAAGCCGGGCCAGCACGGTGTCAGCATCTGACTGGGACTGCTGCTCTCGTTCCATGGAGGCCGTCGGCACCTGCTGGCGCCCGTCTTTGCCGATCCCAAGATAGGCCGCGACGAGGAGGTGAAGCGGCGGGTGCTTCGCCCAGTAGAATGTCAGCTCTTCGACCTGGAAAAGCGTCATTTCGTCGATTACGGAGTAGCTATACCCGCAGGCGGTGGCGAGGAGACCGTAAATTTCTCGCCAGTGGTCGCAGTCGTGCTGCCCGCCCCCGAGCCGATCCCGGGGGCAGCCGGCTCCCCCGGGGGGGCTCCGTCTGGCTTTAGGCCCGAGCCGGTGAGCACGGCGTTCAGCACCGCACTTGCATTACCGAGATCGAGCAGATTTTCGACTTCTCCCGGCGTCATCTCGGGATAATTGCGCTGCAGCGCTGCCGTGACGATGTCCACCAGCACCGCGATCTGCGCCTCGCCCATCGAAGCGCCGATTTCGGTCAGTTGTCGTACTTGCGGCATCAACCGGCGAAGCTGGCCGAGGGTGAGTGGCGGCACCACCCAATCACAGTCGCCCATGGCGACCGCCACACCAGGGATCATCACTCCACCGTGCTCAAATAGCCGATAGTTCCCGAAGCGTCAGCGAAAGCGATGAAGTCGAGCTCGCTTATCGTCCAATTATCGAGCTTCGTCGGCAGCGATAATTTATTGGCCGTGCAGGCGTTGAGACGGAGGGCGGTACCGCTGCCGTTGTAGGCGCTGTAGAAGGTCGCCTTGAAAGTGGGAGTAACACCCATCGGCTGGTTCGTGAGCGTTAGCCTATTGCCGCTTGTTGCGATGTTGTATGTGTACGAGATCAAGACCGCAGCGCTGGCATCAGCAGAAGAGAAGGTGTATAGCCCGGTGGCAAAATTGACCGAGTATTGACCGGCAGCCGAAGGCGTTATTACCCGGTTGAAACGTTTGCCGCTCCCGGCGTAGCTGACACCGAGATCGTCATTGTAGCTCGCGGCGTTGGCGGGAGTGACAATGTAGGGTGTCGTGGCCGGAACCGTCGCGGCCTCGAGCTGCGACACCGCGAACTGTCCAGTTGCCGGCGTGACCCCGAAGAAAATATCCGAGTACAGCAAACCCAGTATCTGCGCAAATTTCGCCTTGCCGGTTATCTTGCCTTGTCCGCGCGCGATCGCCACGGGAAACTGCAGCTGGCCGTAAAGCTCTTTGTCGGACCAGTCGAAGTCGATCTGGATGTCTTGCAGTACGC